GCTCTATGTGCCGAAAACTGCGTGACCACATAGGCTCTTGTAGCGCCAGTGAAATTTCTTCGGAAAAATTTGTCATTTTTTTACTGTTGTCTTTTAAAATCTTCATCAACAGTCTGCTTTGGTTTTCTGTAATGAAAAAATTACTGGAAATTGATGTAGCTAGGCTACGTAGTACCTTACTGTCACGAGCAGGTATCAAAGCTTCAATTGTGGGCTCTGTGAAATTTACAATTTTTAGTAAAAGATTATCTATTGTCATCATCTAGTAAGTATACACTAACAAATATCAAAGGTCAACCTATAAGAAAAAAATAGGCCTCAATATTATTTAAGGCCTATGGTCGATCTTTTGAGCAGATTGATTATATACTAGCGTCTTCCATACCTGCAATGCGTAATTTTACAATATTTGTAATTTGCCACTGTTTCTGGTCGAGACCTTTTGTAATACCTAACCACTTGTTGCGTAGTAAAGCAAATTCATTGATAATTTTTTCCATATCAATGACATCTGCTTCACCTTCACAAAAACGTTCGCAATCACGACTACTTAAAGCACGTTGATAGTTTTCTAAGTACTTGCGAAAGAAACTACTCTTGAGTCTTCTGAGCTCAATGTTAAGATATTCCAATATTGCTTCAATTTCTTGCAGTTGAGCAAACCTGTGTTCAACTATTCCTGGCAATGCCGCACTGGCTTTCTCAACATTTCCATATAGTTTTACCTCTTTACGAGCTTCCACTAATTCTTGTTCGAAATATAGCACGGCATCAGGAATATTGCTGATGTCTTTGGCAATATCAGTATACCAACCCATTAATAATCCTCGTCTTCGTCAGAATAATTGTCTTCTTCTACCTCGTCAGACTCTTCGTCGAGATAATACTCGATTGCAGAATCTAAAACACTATCGACACCAGTTGCACTTTGCATTACACGATCACTGGTGCCAAAATCTGCCAGTAGATCGACATAACGTTCAGCTACGCTGTCAATAACTTTCTTATCAATGTAGTCTGCGAATAGCAACCAGATGTCACCGATTTGTGTTTCATTCAACATTTTCTTCTGTCTCCTCAGGAATGGTAGTTGTTGTATTTTTCAAATGATAATTTGCCATTATCATATCTAATTTATCATCTTTCCATTCTTTTCGGTACAATAAGGTTTCTTCTCCAGTAGTTGGATCAACATACTTTAGTCTGTTACCTTGTTGTGTTAATAGGCCTTGTTTTTCTAGCATATCAACCATACCGCTATAAGGATTCATTCCTGTTTCGTAAGGAATTTTAATTTGCACTGACTCGAAGGGTTTAGCATAACGTGTTTTCATAATCTTACATGCCGCACGAATACCATTCACTTCACTCGTCTTGTTGCCGTCTTCGTCTTCTTTCAACTTGAGCTTTTTCATAGCAACAACAATAGAACTTGCATAGACAAAGCCCTGTCCGCCTGAAATCTTGTCATCTGGATCGAACATATCTTGACTTGCGTATGTATGATTGGTACAAACCATGCCTACATTGTAATTACCAAACATGTTAACACAGTTACGAACAAGTGCTGTTAGTGCTTTAGGTTTGCGACCCATGTCGCCTTTCAAATCTCCCGCTTCAAACTGGTTGATATCGGTAGGGGTAAGCAACATACCCAATGAGTCTATGACAAATAAGACTTTAGGACGCTCGGTCATTTCTTTGTACTCTTTCATGAACTCGTGAATGGTTTTTGCCACATCATCGATCATAGCCATGTTGAGTTTAAGAAGTTTTTCTTCGCTAGTGTCTACACCTAAATCGTGTAACCATTTTTCATCTAGAGCATTTTCTGTATCAACTAGGATAACATAGATGCCTTGTTGTTGTGCGTTGCGAACTAGATTGCCTGAACAGATAAAACTTTTACCTGCACCAGATTCACCGGCAAACACAGTAACTTTACCTAGCGGAACACCTTTGTGGAAATCTCCGCTGATTAGATAGTTGAGCGTGTAATTGCCTGTGCTAATCCAATCTGTAGGATCGTTAAATCCAACACCTAACCCGTCGATCGACTTGGTTAGAGTTTTTCTAAATTTTGATAAATCGAAGGCTTTTGTAGCCATATTAAATCTCCTAAATGATTATAGGGGACCGAAGTCCCCTACCCGTGTGCTTACTTCTGACGATTGCGAATCATTGCCAAGATGTCTTGGGCACGACTATCGCCGCCTGCACTTGCTTCAGCTTTTGGTGCTGGAGCAGAAGTAGATTTAGCTACTGGTGCTGGTGCTTCGTCTTCATCAACGTCATCTGCTACTGGTGCAGATGCCTTAGGAGTTGCTTTGTTAGGATCGCCAGTATTTTGGCTCATACCTGCTGGTTTGAAATACTGTCCCCAACGATCCATGTCATATGGCTCGCCATCGACTGAAGCTTCAAACATTTCTTTCATAACTTTTAATTCAACTTCACCTGGTTTCTTAGGTAAAAAGTCGCTCAAGTTATAAAGACCATTTGCTTTGATAGCTTCGTTTTCTGCATCGCTCAATGGACGCTCACGACGTGCCCAACTTGATGTTGAGTAGTCTGCGTAACCACCTTTGCTTGTTTTCTTCATGCGATAGTCTAAACCATGCACGTAATCAGTTGGCAAATCTTCCAATTCTGGATCGACCAAAGCCGCACGAATTGATTGGAAAATCTGTGGACCAATAATGAATCTACGGATTGGATTTTCTGGAATTTCTTCTGCTTTTTCGCCAAGTCCGTCTTCAACAACGAAACCTTGGAAAATATAACTACGCTTTTTCCAGTACTTACGACCCATATCTTCCAATGCTGGATCTTTAAACCAACCACGAACTTCGGACAAAATTGGACATGTGTCGCCATACATTTCGACACATGGAATTTGTACTGTTACGGGTTTGCTTTCTGATTCACCTTTAACGCCTGCGAATGGCAATTTGATCATTGCACGTTCGACCCAGAAAAAAGTGTTGTCGGAGTTACCATCTGGTAAAAATCTAAGTGTAGATTCTCCGCCTTCTTTTAAGTTCCAGAACGGATAAATTGATTTATCTCCGCCTGTTTTATTGTCTGAACCTTTTTGTTCAGATGCTTTTAGTTTTGCTCTAATTTCAGCTAAAGTTGCCATAATATTCTCCTATTGTTAGCCTTTATGTGCTTTTTATTTGCCTATTATCTCTTTAAGATCTACTTAAAGAAAAAGCGCATACATGTTATTGTATACGCTTTTATTTAGCAGAGCAAGAAGAATCTTGCCTGAAATGTGAGTATTTTACTCGTTTAACGATAATGTACTAGACTTACTAAACGCTGAACTTCATCCAATCCTGCTGATTCTCTTACTGGTTGAGACATAACTGCTTGTGATGCTTTCTTGAAATCAAATCCTGGTTTGCTTGGATCCTGTACAACTGGAGGAGTACTTAATTTTGTAAATTGATTTGGATCAAACGTAGGAGTCTTAACACCGTTCATTGCCGGTGCTTTACTCAAATTAGGCATTTGTTTTGCGCCTGGTTTAGTTGGGGCCGCTGGTGTTGCACCTGGCTTGGCTAAATCTGTTGTGTAAGGTTTGCCCTTCCACATAAACTGTTTTTCGCCCGCTGAACGAGCTGCCGCAAATGCTTGGCCAAACGGCATATCATCACGATTAACTTTGCCAGCTCCGCCGGCAGCAGTTGATGCACCGCCAGGGATAGTTGTTGCTGGATCTGCTCCAGGTTTAGTTCCATCTAATGCCGCACTTCCTGTCGGTGTTGCTGGAGCAGGTGCCGCATTAGCCGCATCGATAGCCGCTTGTGCATCACTTAATGCTTTTGCAACATCTGCAGGAGGATTTTCATTCTGAGCATTAATGTCAGCCATAATATCCTGGATTTGTTTAATAATTGCCACTTTATCTCCGCCTGACATATTAGCCGCGACTTGTTTATTCAATGCTTGTTGTTTTTCTGGGGTGAATCCGTTAGGATCAACGTTTCCATCTGCACCTAAAGTTATTCCGCCTTCTAACAATCTTAATTTGTTTAAGAAATAAGTTGTGCTTTCATTCGCAGGTGCTGCCGCAGGTGCTTCCGCAGGTGCTGCCGCGCTGCCACTCAATGCTTTTAATTTACCAACTAAGTCAGTTAGTTTTGCCATATCTGCCGCAACTGCCGCATCTGCTTTAGCATTACCAGCATTTGATTTGTCATTTACTGCTTGTTGTGCCGCAGTATCTTTACTTGCTTGACGACCAAATACATTGCGTGTCAAGAAATCTGCACCTGTAGATTTAGGCATTGTGCCATCCCATTGATCAATCGGAGGAAGTGGATCAGGTAATCCAAAACGTGACTGAACAATTTTATCTGTTGGAGGATAAGGAACTTGTGCCTTAGCATACAAACCTTTAATTTGTTGTAATGCTGTTTGATAATTTTGTTCTTTAGCATTTGCTGGAACGCCAGGTGTTGCACTAGCTGCCGCCGGAGCAGGAGCTGCCGCCGGAGCAGGAGCTGCCGAAGATGTACCTGATTGCACTGGAGCACCACTAGTATCTGTAACTGGAGAACCACTTGAGCTTTGTACAGGTGGTGTGCCGCCTGCTTGTTGACGTTTTGCTAGTTCAGCTTTAGCATCTTCTGCACTTACCATCGAACGTCCAACACCGCTGGCAGCTTGTTTTAGATAATCATCGTTGTAGTTAGTTAAATCTCTCTCTGCAATATATTCTCTTAGTCTTTTTGTAAGACTAGCCAATGTTGATTCATTAATTTTTTGCATGTTAGTTCCTTATCTTAATCCTGCAATTTTAAGCATTGCTGTTAGCTCAGCATCTTCATTCATTCCTGGCATGTTCATGCCTTTCATCATATTATTTACGTCTGGCATACCAGAAGCGCCTTGTGGCATCTTGCTCATAATACCTTTCATCATATCTTGCGGGTTCATTTGACCGCCTGGAAATTGTACATTTTGGTTAGGCATATTCTTTGTCATACTGCCTAATTTGTCTTGAATACCTTTCATCATTCCATTAGTTGCGGCTTGTGGATTGCTGAAATCTATATCACCCATGCCTAAATTTTTGCCTACTTGACTACCGATTCCTTTGAATTTTGCCATAGCATCGTCATAACTAGCAGGCTTGCCATCGATAGTTCCACTGCTGGTGCTATTACGAGTTACTTGTGCATCTGGATGAGCTTGCAAGAATTTATCTAACATTTCGTCTGGATTAACACCTTGATGCTTGTCTAAAAATTGACTCATCATAGTGCTAAAATCGTCTTCTTCTTCTGAATTCTCGTCAACTGCATGATCATGTGCGCCGGCTAAATGCTTAATACGTCCTAGTTCATGATCACCGTGACTTGGATCCATTTTATCAATAATATGTAATACTTGATCTAAATCTTCTTGGCTTGCATTTGGAAATTCGCCGTCTTTAAAACCTTTAATTACTTTAGTTTTAGCACGAGTTCCGCCTATGGTAAAGTTTTTATTTTCACGATTCCAAAAGCCTGCAACACTGGCTAGCATCTGATGTACACCACTTTGATGTTCATCTGCGGCTTCTTGATCGCCGAAGCCGCACTCCATTGGAGTTAGTC